GAAGTATGACCAGTACGGTGAAAATGCGATCATTTTGTATCGCAAACCGGCTCCTAGCTGCGAAAGTGGGTTCTACTATGATACCCATTACGCGGTTGGCGCTCGGATCACGTCTGGCTATTACCCGACTGTGGACAGCGTGACGCCAGTCCGGCTTAAAATCCGGGGTGACGTCGTCAGCATGGCTCAGTACGTCGGCGAGTTCAGGGAGACCGTTGGCTTCTTCGAGAATATCCTCAAACACACCGGTCGTGCGGTTAAGCACCTCCGGCGAGGACGGTTCAAGAAGGCGTGGATGTCTGCAAAGAGATCCATGTGCAATGGCCCAACCTGTAACTTAGGCAGTTTAAGCGCGGCTTTCCTAACAGCGCGTTGGGGTATTAACCCCCTGCTACAAGATTTGGATACGCTCCTTCACAATCAGGAGCCTCTGAATCCCATAGTTAAACTGTCTGCTACCGACGAACGAGAGCTTCACTTCTCCCAGACAGGCAGTGGCGGTAGAGCCACACAGTGGACTAAGCGGAATCGGTATCTGTCGCGAGACAGGACCGTAGCTTATGTCCGTCTGCGCCACGATTGGCGTGCCTGGACGGCCGGTAACCCTCTTGAAGCAATTTGGGAGGGCGTACCGTTCTCATGGCTAGTAGACTACTTCTTTTCTGTTGGTGATTACCTCCAGAGCATCGATGCCCTAAATGGGGTTGATGTAGTAGCTGCTACGACGACGTCTAAGCGGGAGATCCGCGGCGTTGTCGAGATAGAGCAACTCACAGGAAGTACTTTGTATTCCGGTGAACTCTTTCAGCCTGGTGTGTGTTACTGGCGGGAGAATAGGCGCCTTTTAAGCACCTTACCCTACCAGTTCACTCCTCGGTGGGAACCGAGTCCTAGTATCGGGAGAGTGTTCAACGCTCTAGCGGTATTAGATCAACTACGGCGAAGCCGATGATCCAATGATCGTTCCATCCTGGGAAGCCCCCCATGCTTCGGGTGTCTTTCCATAACAACATACCATAGGAGAAATTCCATGGCAGAAGCAAGTCAAATCGTCCTGTCCAATGGGGCGTATCGCTCATTCGACTACGAGCCCTTCGGGGCCGGCGTCGCGTTCCAGACTTACAATCCTGTGCAGCGTCTCGCTGACGGGATCGTCTGGATGGGCGATTCGGTGC